GAAAAAAGTGATGATGAAGTTATTGTAAATCTAAAGAATAATGGCTGAACTAAACATTGATCTACATCCTGCTCAATTAGAGATATTTAACTCTACAAAGCGTTTTAAGATAGTCGCTGCTGGCAGAAGGTTTGGTAAGTCATACCTATCAGCGTGGATATTGCTTATTAAAGCAATACAGTCCGACTCTAAAGATGTATTCTACATAGCACCTACCTTTCAACAAGCGAAAGATATTATGTGGGCTATGCTTAAAGACTTAGGTAAAGATTTAATACTACAAGCCTACGAGAATACTGCGGTACTTACTCTTATTAATGGCAGAAAGATTTACCTCAAAGGAAGTGATCGACCAGAAACTTTAAGGGGCGTAGGACTGGCATATGTCGTGCTCGATGAATATGCTTCAATGAAACCCCAGGTATGGGAACAGATAATTAGGCCGACTCTTGCGGATGTGAAAGGCGGGGCACTCTTTATTGGAACTCCTGCTGGAAAAAATCACTTTTTTGATTTATATAAAGATGCGTTTGAAGATGACGATTGGGATTCATTCCAGTACACCTCTACAGATAATCCGTTTTTACCACCAGAAGAGATTGTAGCAGCAAGTAAGACTATGTCCTCTATGTCGTTTAGACAAGAGTTTGAGGCTTCCTTTGAAACAAATTCTGGTGGTATCTTTAAAGAAGATTGGTTCCAAGTTGCCGAGGAGCCAACAGAAGGGCACTATGTTATTGCAGTTGACCCTGCTGGGTTTGAATCTATAGAAAAAGAGCGTAATTTAAAACGATCCAGGTTAGACGAAACGGCTATTGCAATTGTTAAGATTGATCGTGATAAGTGGTGGGTTAAAGACATCCTACATGGTCGCTGGAATGTAAAGGAATGTGCAAAAAAAATCCTTTCATCTGCGATGAAGGTAGAGTCGGCTACTGTGGGGATTGAAACAGGATCACTACGCAATGCGATACTTCCATACCTTGAAGATGAGATGAGAACTGAAGGTAAGTGGGTTACAATCATTGAGCTGCGACATGGCGGTAAAAAGAAAACAGAACGAATTACTTGGGCGTTACAAGGTAGGATGGAGCATGGCCAGATAAGTTTTAATGACCAAAGGAAATGGAAAACCTTTCTTGGTCAGATGAATGATTTTCCCAACCATCTTGCACATGACGATTTGCTCGATGCGTTAGCCTATATTGACCAGGTAAGTGTCAGCGATTTCGCACATTCCATTGAATTGGCAGATGACTGGGAGGTACTAGACAATGTGGCAGGATATTGATAACATTTTTGATTTTGATTTAACAGATGCAGAAATAACAGAACTTTTACAATATAGTGCTGATGAAAGCACACTTAAAAAAAGATACATAGTTGCGTGTCAAATAATATCAAATTTAGGAAATTTAGAAGAACATTTTACACAGCAAGATGATGCGGTTGATTTAACTATTTGCAAAATGTTATTAGATGGTGATATTGAGATTGACGAAATAAGTCCAGTTTTACATTAATACCCCAGTAATTTACTCAGGTATTTAAATGATAATGAGAATCACTTGCATTTAGACATAAACTCTGTTAAAATCGGAACTTATTAGGAGCGATTAATAAAATATGAATAATCAAGAAAATAAATACCAAGCATTAGCCAGTTGGTTGAATTATCGTCTTGATAGTTGGCGTACTCATAGAAATATTAATTACATTCCAATGTGGGATGAGTATTACAGGCTTTGGCGTGGTATCTGGTCTGCTGAAGATAAGACCAGGCATTCAGAACGCTCAAGACTTATTGCTCCCGCACTACAACAAGCTATAGAGTCCTCAGTTGCAGAACTAGAAGAGGCTACATTTGGCAGAGGCAAGTGGTTTGACATTAAAGATGATTATCTTGACCAAGATATTAGTGAAGCCGAATACATAAGAAACTTATTGCAAGAAGATTTAGAGAAAACAGGTGTTAAAGACGCTATTTGTGAAGTATTTCTAAATGGTGCTATCTACGGAACAGGTATTGGTAAGATTGTAGTTAAACAATCTATTGAAAGAGCACCTTCCGAACAACAAATTGATGGCACGATGGCTACTACTCGAACAATAATAGAGTACCCATCTATAGATGTCCATGTTGAGCCTATCTCTCCTAAAGAATTCTTAATTGACCCATCTGCTAACAACATTAACGATGCTTTGGGCGTTGCTCATGAAGTTATTAAGCCTAGATACCATGTTGTTGAAGGAATACGCTCTGGCATTTACAGAGATGTACCTCTTGATGGTGATTATGACACAGTTAAATTTGGTTATGATCCAGAAACTAAACAAGCAGACGAATCAGACTCCGTTAAGATTACAGAGTATTGGGGTAAAGTACCAAAACGCTTTCTTAAAGCAAATGCTGATAAAGATGACTTTGAATATGACAAGTCAGCTTCCAATGAATTAGTAGAAGCCGTTGTTACTGTGTGTAACGATCAACATATACTTAGAGTTGAGGAAAATGCTTTTATGATGATAGACAGACCGTTTATATCATACCAACACGACATTGTACCAAACAAATTCTGGGGTAGAGGCGTAGCAGAGAAAGGCTACAACCCACAAAAGGCATTAGACGCAGAGATGAGAGCAAGAATTGACTCATTGGCTTTGACTACAACACCTATGATGGCTGCCGATGCGACTCGACTACCACGGGGCGTAAAATTTGAAGTTAGAGCGGGTAAAACTGTACTGACTAATGGCAATCCTAGAGAAGCAATCATGCCTTTAGACATGGGGCAGACCGATCCTAGTACATTTAATCAAGTAGCGAGTCTACAAAACATGATACAGATGGGTACTGGTTCTGCGGATACTGCGGGCCAGGGTGGTGATACTGCTAGTGGCATGTCAATGATGCAAAGTGCTGCTATTAAAAGACAGAAACGCACCTTAATGAATTTCCAAAACACTTTTCTTATCCCTCTTATTAATAAAAGCATGTGGCGTAAGATACAGTTTGATATAGACAGATACCCTGTGAGTGATTACAAGTTTGTACCGTATTCTACTATGGGCATTATGGCTAAAGAGTTAGAATCTACGCAAATGGTACAGATGTTACAAGCTATACCTAAAGACTCACCTGCGTTTAATGTAATTTTATTGGCTATGTTCCAAAACTCTTCTATTCATAATAGAGATCAGATTGTTCAATCACTTATGCAAGGTGATGAGCCAGACCCTCAGATGCAAGAGATGCAACAAATGAGTATGCAACTTGAAATGCAACAACTTCAAGCAAATGTACAGAAAACATTAGCAGAGGCTAAAGAAGAAGAAGCTAAAGCTATGAAGCACCAGTCAGATGCAATGAGTAATCAACCAAATGACATGGATTTCCAAGAAAAGATGCTTAAACTTCAAAGAGATTCAATAGCAATTGAGAAGGGCATTGCAGATATAGAAAATATGCGTTCTGAAACTGCTAGAAACATTCCAGAAGTAGAACACTTGCAATCTGAAACAATTTTAAACCTGGCAAAAGCTAGGGAAGCAGGAAGCAATAGACAAATTAATAATACGGTTCAATAATGGCTAAAACTGATGATAAATTCCTAGAAGATAGACTAGGGATGATAGAAACAGAAGGCTGGTTGGATTTAGTCGAAGATATAAAGAATTTAGAAGAAAGTATTGTCAACTTAGACAGTATTAATTCTGAGCAAGACCTTTGGTTTATCAAAGGTCAGTTGCGTTTAATAAACTTTATTATAAGTTTAGAAAATGCAACAAACCTAGCGTTGGAAGAACTCCAAGACGGAAATTCAACATAATCAAACTTCATAATCCTGCAGAGGACGGAGAACAACACAATGAGTGAAAGTATAATAGTAGATGAAGCACCCTTACAAGAAGCACCAATAACAGATCAACAAGAAGTAGTAACAGAGATACAGAATGAGGAAACTCAACAACCTGAATCTAATATTTCTGAAAGATATGCTGGGAAATCTATGGAAGATGTTATTAAAATGCAACAAGAAGCTGAAAACTTGATGAGTAAACAAGCTGATGAACTAGGAAAAGCTAGAACAACAGCAAGAGAAAAAGATCAATTACTTACAGCCTTACTTGCTGCACAAAATAAAGCAACAGAAACTATTCCACCAGAAGAACCTGTAGCACAGGAGGACAACTTCTTTGACGATCCAGTTAACGCTGTGAATAAGGCAATAGAAAACCACCCAGATGTTATAAAAGCAAGAGAAGAAAGAATGGGAAATGTGCAAAAGCACAATTTG